CTGGACAATTTATAATGTATGGCAATCAAATGCATCAATCATGGAAAGCCGGAGACATACACACGTTTGACTGGCAGAATCTACCACACGCAACTGCTAACGCAAGTTTAACTCCTAGACCCATGTTAGTGATAACAGGAGTAAAAAGTGAAGAAACAGAAAAAGTATTACAACAGCCTATAGATTATAAAATATGTTAGACTCAAATTTCATATTCGTACTAGGCGCACCAGGCTCACGATGGAGTGGAGTAGCCAAGAGCATCTATCACAGCAAAGACGTAGACCATTCTGATTCAACAGTAGAACGACAGTATCATAATCCTCACACCAAAGCACTGATGCATCTGGGTGCCTATTGGGATCCTGGCATGGAATTTGGACAAAGATTGGATCAGTTTGATGCATGGAGCAAAACAGAGCTGACAGATGAATTCAATAGACCTTTTTCAGGCACAGGTAAAAAGATCATCAAGAGTCACGTGCTGACAGAACATGTGGGACATCTGGCACTGCTGTTCCATGCACCCATTGTATTGGTGTACAGGACCAACGAAGACTGTTTCAATTGGTGGCACGAAGCAGGTGGATGGGCGATAACCTATCCCTCATACAATTGGTACAAAGACGATGCCGGCATGCGAGCACAGATAGCACGACAGAATGCTGGACTGACACGATTCAAAGATCAACATGGTCTCTACACTGTGGCCAACAACATAGAACTGGCAGACAAGTTGGGTATAAGTAGACCAGCCAATCATTTATCGTTTACAGATTGTGATGTGTATGTTAAACTATCAGTATGAATAAAAAAATCCTAGCAGAATTATTGACCCACTCTCAGAATGACATGAGTCTGATCACTCCAGAGTACATCACCCAAACCTTTGGTATCACCGTTGACAAGACGTGTGCCACTCTAGAAGCATACACCGATGCCATAGACACAGCCTGCATGAACAGATACTTTTCCACCTATTGGGAAGCTGACATGAAAAAATGGAAGTACTCAGGACTGTCTCTGATCGATGAAGTGAACAATCTACGACCCAGAGCAGTGTTGGATGTGGGCTGTGGCTACAACGAATTCCGAGGCAAGATAAACAATCTTATAGGTATAGATCCTTTTAATACTCATGCTGACTGGAAAGTCAGCACACTGGATTACAAGACAGATAAAAAGTTTGATGTCATTCTGTGTCTGGGTTCCGTCAACTTTGGCTCTCGAGACAAGATCACAGCAGAGGTAGCCAAGTGTGTCACCATGCTGACAGACGGAGGCACCATGTTCTTCCGAGTGAATCCAGGCCTGAGTCATCCTAAACCAGAATCACAGTGGATAGAGTTCTATGCGTGGAATGTGCCGTTCATAATTGAACTAGCAGAACAGTTTGGTCTACAGGTACTGGATATCAGAGACGATTCTAACCAACGCAAATACTTCGTGTATAGAAAGATATAAAGATGAAAAAGAAAATACTAATAATGGGATTACCAGGCTCCGGCAAAAGTTATCTAGCAGGCCTACTAGCACCTATGATAGATGCTGTGTGGCTAAATGCTGATAGAGTCAGAGAAGAAGCCAATGATTGGGATTTTACCCCAGCAGGTAGAACCAGACAAGCAGAACGAATGAAACGCCTAGCACAAGAGGCGTTAGACACAGGCAAACACGTTATAGCAGACTTTGTATGTCCTACTCCTCGAACTAGAGAAGACTTTGGAGCAGACTATATTGTATGGGTGGACACTATTACAGCAGGTCGTTACGAAGACACCAACAAAATGTTTGTAGCACCAGACGCATATGATTTTCGAGTACCCACACAAAACGCAGAGCTATGGGCCGTTCGAATCTCTAACGATATTCAAGAGTATGCATGGGATAATAGAAAACCCACAGCACAGATGCTCGGTAGATGGCAACCATGGCACGAAGGACATCAAACACTGTTTGAAGAGATTATAAAAAAAACAGGCCAAGTCAATATACAAGTCAGAGATGTACAGGGTGTGGGCGATAACCCATTTGATTTTGATACAGTTAAAAAGAACATTGACTCTGCTCTGCATAAAGATTATGCAGGACGATATCAGATTACTCTAGTACCCAACATCACAAATATCTGTTATGGCAGAGGTGTAGGCTATAAAATTGAGGAGATAGTTCTGCCTGACAATATACAAAAAATATCTGCTACAGACATTCGTAAAAAGATGCGTGAAGAAGGTAAACTCTAAATATTATCACACTTGAAGCTGACATTTTAACTTAAATACATAGACAAATAGAAAATTTGTGTTATTATTAACTTAAATACCTTTATGCAAAAGAGAACACGCAGTATCCTGGAAGAATTGAGCTCCGCAAGGCTCAACAAAGAAGATCCTGAACATTTCGTTGAAAGCCGAGCCGAACACATCATTGACTCTGCTATTAATTTGGTACAGTACATCAGAGAACACTTCGATGATCAGACTGCGTATCAGTTAGAAAAGAAATTAAACTCAGCCATAAAGAATCTAGACAGCGGTCGCTTCTCTCGAGGTGTTACCAAAGTCCGAGAACTCAAAGACGTTAAAAGTTCTTTAAAGATCACTGAAGGTGAATTGCAAGACGAGGACGAATAATGTTGGTTGAAGAAATACTACACGAATTTAAACGCACACATCTAGAGCACATTGAAGATATAATCCTCACAGACGGACACGCAGGCGGAGAAGCAGTGATTGGCTATTTCACAGACCTTTACAATATGTTGAAAGGTTCCAGCTCATCGGCCATGCAACTGTCTGTAAAATGGGACGGTGCTCCTGCAGTGGTGTGTGGCATAAATCCCGCCAACGGTAAATTCTTTGTTGGAACAAAATCAGTGTTTGCACAGTCTGCTAAAATCAATTACACCAAACAGGACATTGCCACCAACCACGGCACAGGTGATCTCGGTGACAAACTGTTGAAGTGTCTGGTACATCTATCCAAATTGAATATCACAGGAGTGGTACAAGGCGATATGATGTTCACCGATAACGATCTGGTTCGACAAGACATCAACAATGGCAAGTTCATTACATTTAAACCCAATGAAATTGTGTATGCAGTGCCAGAAGATTCGGACATAGGCCAACAGATTGCATCTGCTAAGGTGGGAATAATATTCCACACCACATATGTGGGAGAAAGTTTAGCAGAGATGAATGCAGAAGCAGGAGCAGATGTTGCCGCATTCACAAAGACTCCAGATGTGTGGTACGACAATGCCACATACAAAAACGTGTCAGGGTCAGCCACATTCACAGCCGGTGAGTCTGCTGAGTTTGCAACAGGCATCCAAACTTTAAAAACTCTATTGTCCCGAGTGCCGCAGAATCTATCTGCGATGCTGTCCGCCAACAAAGATTTTGTGCCTATGTTCCAGATGTTTATCAACTCAGAAATTAAACAAGGCAGGATCCCCACAGAAGTGACGGCTTTCCTAAAAGGATTTCAAGAGTTCTACCTTGCAAGAATGAACAAACAAATGACAGGATTAAAAGCACAGAAAGCTATTCAATTGAGACAGCAGAAGATGGCAGAGATGCCTAAATTCTTAAACACAGTTCGCAAACCGTTGCAGGCCATGTTGATGTTCTACAAACAGGTACAAGCACTCAAAGCAGAGGCCATGCAAAAAATGAATCAGGCCATGCAGGTGGGCACATTTGCACAGACTGAAAATGGGTTGGAAGTCACAGACCCCGAAGGTTTTGTGGCAGTGGGCACAGATGGCGGTGCTGTCAAACTTGTGGATAGACTGACGTTCTCAAGAAGAAATTTGACTGCTATCAAAAAATTTGAGCAGTCCTAACACAGTTGCATTCACAGCACTTTTTACAGCAGATTCTTTGAAGAAATGTTCAGCATTGTGTCTGCGAATAGATTCAGTGGCCTCATACATTTTAACAGGATCTTGAACTTTTAACCATTCGCACAACTCCACGATCTTGTCTATTCTTTTGCCTGTGTCCTGTTCTCGGTCGTAGCTCTCATCCAACACAGAATGAAATGTTTGAAATCCCAACTCACGCAGTGTTTCTAGATAGTGTGGTCTACTGTGAACCACAAACATCTGTTGCATAATAACGGGTTTCCATATTTTCTCTGTGATGAACGTGTCTCCTTGGTCGTGTGTTTCAGACACGATGTTGTAGGCAGAGTGGTTGTAGGGCAATTCATAGATGTCTTGGTCCATTCCATAATAAGGATAGTCGTTGGCATCCACCCACGGCAACTCATATTGGGGATTTAATCTCTTGCCCTCGCTCAAAAAACTGTACAAACTGTTGTCCAATAGATTGGATGATTCTAATCGTTTGAACAGCCGAACTCTGTGACTCCTTGGATATTTGTTGAGATAGAAGAAATCGTATTTCTTCGTAGAATGATCCACCGTGAATTTTTTATTTTGATATCGCTCCTGCATCATCCACCAGAACCAGCTGGACTCTCCACTCCAGTGATAACATTTTTTATCAACATCCAGCTGATGTAGTTGTTCTATGTTAGATCGTGATTCCCATGGGTTTGAGATCACAAACACAAAGCCCTGCTGATGTAGCCATTCTACTCGTTGGTGTAAATCCTGCCAGTAATTTTTGTTAGACCATACTCTACCATTTGCAGATCCGTGATCGATCAGAGCAATACGTCTTGTGTAACTCTTTAAATCATGATCGTGTAGAGTGTACCACTCTCCGGTCATGTCAAACTGTTGACCTTCTAGATTGGAAAAATCAATAAACGATTCGAGTGTTTGATGAGCACCAGTCTTCATCACATCTGTTAATATAAAGTTGCGTTCCATGTTACGGTAAATATCGCTATGTTAATGCCCTTTTTACAGTATGTATCTGAAGCTCGTGTGGTGAGACGCCAAAACGACCTTCAACGATACACCTTCCAGGACATACAGGAACGTGTGTATCTGAGTTTCTTGATACTCAGTCTGCTCAAGACCAATCCAGACACAGAGTCCTGGGCTCGATCCTATGCTGATCAAACTCTGACCTACAGTGGCTTTGATGCTGTGAGGAGTTCAGCCAACGATCTCCACAACATGCTGGCAGTGATAGATGGTCGAGAGGACATCGTGAAGAAACTCCGGAATTCCGGTCAAGCAGAAGCACTGCGTCAGCGAAACACCCTGCCCACGCTGGCAGTGAAGAGATATCTACGCAAACTGGAGGATGACTATCGTTTCTTGACACAGTTGGAGAAAAACCTAAAGATCACCAATGCAGAGTATCGACAGCTTCGCAGATCCATCAGCGACTTTGATCGTCTAGACAGGAATTCCAAACGCAGGGTGATCAACAAACTGTTGAATCTGGCTCGCAATCTATTGCCAGGCACAGATCTCACACGCAAACTCAAAGAAATCCTTTAAAACAGCACAAAACCATTATATTACAGCAGAATTTACCATTCTTGGTAATAAATAACTGCAACGTATCACCTGAGCGGTGATTCGCCATTAACGAAGAGAAAACAAGGAGAAAACACAATGGCATCTTTAACAAGAAGCAAACAGAACGCGGCCACTTATGCAGTGGGCTCGTACGTACAGAACGCCAACGTTGGTGCTTTCTTAGTAACAGTCAAAGGTGGCTCTGACGCGGCCCAGGATCTTAGAAACGAAACTGGCTCGAGAGAAGTTATCGAAATGATTGTAAGAAACACAAACGCAATTGGTTACACAATCGCAAACGCAAACACAGGTGTTATGACTATATTGGTAGACAATTCACAGTGGGACGCGGCCGGCTTACAAGCGACGATCAGAGGCATAGCATCTATATCAGGTGATGACTCTACTTCAATCGCAGTGGAAGACACAACGGTTGTTGCGGCAACTACACTAACAGCGGCGTAATAATAAAATAACAAACAAGAATGATCAACGAGAAATTGATCAAGAAGGAGAAATAAAATGGCAGAAGTAACTTCATATGCAAAAGCAAAAGCAGGCAACGGGATTGGTCCAAAGACTAGAATCATCAACCTTGCAAAAACTAACCTGACACAATCAGAGCTAGATGCGGCAATACAGTATCTAAAAGCAGGTGACGTGGCAGGCACGAACGATGCACACACAGTAGCAGGCATCGGCGTACTTACAGAATCAGGTGTTTTCACTAGTGGAACAACTGACAACGTACAAGTAGCGATCCAAGGCTCAGGCGCATTCACTGCGGCTTCAAACTTTGGTACAGGTTCTACAGGTGTAACATCTTCATTGTTAGCATCCATAGACCAAGCATAATTCTTAATTGAATTAACTACGGGAAGGGTGGACATTCTTTTGTTCACCCTTCCTTCTTTTGTAAATACTCACACACAATAATATGCACACATTTTGTATACAGACACTGGTAGATATTGGGTTTCCCGGAGACACTCGAAGACCGTTTCCTTTCACGTCCAACACAGGTGTGCTGGTGGACAACAAAGACACATTGGATCTGGTGAGAGCTCAGCACAACAACTTCGTTACCACACAACAGCTACTACAGATGCGATCCAACATCACCTGGGACATAATCCCTGAACGATCATCACAGAAATTGGCAGACCGGTCCTTTGGATCTTTCTACAGAGAAGGCAAACATAACGTCTGGGTGTTTGCTTGGCATGCAGAACAGACAGAGGTGTACAATGTAGACGGAGATCCTGTGGGTGGATTGGTTGCGGACTTTCATCAGGTGCCGGTGAATGCTTTCTGTCAAGAGACTGTGACATTCCCTGCCAACTGTTTTGACACCACAGATCCCAAATTTAAAAACACTGTGTTTATGGACCTGGGTCCTGTGGATAAATAACAGCATACTTAGGCTCACATAGGCAGATCAACTTTCCCACAGGCACACAAGATGCAGACATCCAAGGATGTAAAAAGGAAACTATTATGAGCGATTTAGAAAAAACCAATTTAGAAGCACACGTAGATCTCTGCGCCGAGCGTTATAAAGGACTGCACGATCGTCTGTCGGCTATTGAGGTGACACTGAAAAGAATCAGCGATGACATGCTGGTGGGACACAAGAGTTCCAACAAGACACTGATTATGACTGCAGGCACAGTTGTAGCAGGATTACTGTCCACTATAGTGGTAATCCTCATGAAGATGCCAGGCTAACAACCACTCCAAAAAAATTATGTATATTAGACTGTCTCGATATGTTCGAGTTTATATAACAGAATCCCAGATTACGTTTATCAAAAAGTATGAACAGAGATTCCCACTGCTACAGACACAGTTTGATGTGGAAGACATTGCCACAGCTCAAACACTTGCCGCCAAAGGTGCACTCGTGCGTAAGAAATTAACTGACAACACTCAATATGCTTTAAATAGCAATGTGAGGATTGTTGATGACACAAAAAAATAACAGAGCAGAACTGGTAAAACAGATTGAGGCGTACAACCTCAAAACCAAACTGGAAGCCCTGGCCCGCAATGACGAACAGTATCGACCGTTCCGTCACCTGCCCAAACAGTTCTCCAAAGGTATTCTCATCGGCAATATTGCCATCGTGCCCAAGAAGCAGGACGAGTCTCGTTTCATATATGTGATTGCGGACATGGTGGAAGCTCGCATACTGTACGAAGACATCAATCTCAAACAATCAGCCATCCTGATAGCACACTATCTAGCAGATGGTAAAGCTGTACCAGACACTGTTAAACGAATGGACTCAGAGTTTGCTTCTCGGCTGTTTGAAATAAAGAACTTTAAACGATTCTATAAAGCCGCTGTCAAAGACAAAGACGACAATAAAGAATTTATATATGAGAACAAATTAATTGAAACACACCGCCATGCGGATGCTATCAAGCATGAAATACAACACAACTTTGACAGCACCTTCAGAACCAATCGTACTAAATAAACACATATGCAAAGCACAGAATTTACAAAACCAGTGACCACAGAGAGTTTATTGTCTGCATTTGAAAGCAGATTTGGACAAACACTTAATTTAGAAGGTCTTGACCCAACACAACTGGAAGATATGGCCAACATGGTGAGAACTAAAATCCACACCATCACAGACAATGCACATTTTGGCAAAGAATTAACAGATGACAACTATCAAAAACATCAAAGTATGTTGGATATTGTTAATCAAGCTGTGAAAGAAGCTCAAGGCATCAACACAAATTTAGCGCCAGCACAACAGGCTGTAGTTAAAAAAATTCAAACAACACCAGGTCTTAAGTCATCAGACAAAGATCAGATTATTGGTGCAATGGTTCAAAAAGAATCAGAAGTTACTGAAGGCATTGAACAGCAATCAGAATTAATCCTTGCCGCAAAAGACATGATGGACAAGGTAACAGGATATCTACAAGACATAGCAGAAATGAAAACTGAAAGCATGTTGGAACTGGCAGACAGAATCAGAGATGAAATGGGTGCTGAAAAAGCAGACGCTTATGTTGCAAAAATTCAACCTGCTCTTGAATCAGCAGAAACAACACTCACTCAAACCAGAGAAGAGTTAGACCAAGGTGTGAGAATATTAACCGGTGAAGAAATTGAATCAGACACTGTCGGTGCTGACGATGCCATGAACACAGACGCAGAAGTAGGACTGGATGATCTAGACACAGACTTAGGTGTAGACGATGAATTTGGAGCGGCAGATGCATCAGCTGGCGGAACTGAACCAGAAGGCAGAGCTCAAAGAGAGAGCAGAGAAGTATTCGAATCTTCTTCAAGAATCTACGCAAAACTCGCTGGGAAGTAATCCCAATGAGATTCCAAGAATTCCAAAACAACAAAGCACAAGAGATCGAATCAGCAGTGATGAACACTCTGACCAATCTGAGAGGCTCAGCGGATGATGCTGACCAAACTGCTGAGATCAGTTTTGGTGCACTGGAACAGATACTGAAGAACACAGGCTACCCACAGTTCAATTATAATCTTTTCAAATCTCTGTACGATAGATCAGAAGCTCTAAAAAATGTGGTGGATGATTTTGATCAAGAGAAGATCATACTGAACACAGAGAAACAGGCAGAGAAAGATCCAGAAATGGACTATGACGACCAAGGCTCTACTGATGTGGTCAAGAAGATGGCTCGTTCTGCCCTTAAAAGAAGAACTTAATTGACAAGAAATCAATAATAGCATACACTTGTATACAATGAAGATTGATAAAGATATTCTAACGAACAAAGGTATCCCTCTGGTTGAACGTCATGCCTACAGCACCATCGATCGAGAGAGTGTGGACGGCAAAAGACTGTATGCCACACCGGATGGTCGTCGGGTTCCCTCTGTGACCACCATACTGTCACAGACCAAGGACATGACACACCTGCACGCCTGGCGCAAGCGAGTGGGCCAATCAGAAGCACAGCGTATCGCCACGGAATCAGCCAACATCGGCACAGTGATGCACAAGAGTCTGGAACGGCACGTGTTGGGACAGGATAGAACTCCCGGAAGCAATCTCATACAGCAGAAGGCACACACAATGGCCAATGTGATCATCGAGCACGGACTGAAGGGCGTTGATGAGGTATGGGGAGCAGAGATCAATCTCTACTATCCGGAACTGTATGCAGGCACCACGGACCTAGTGGGAGTGTACAATGGAGAACCTGCAATAATGGATTTCAAACAGTCGAGACGTTTGAAGAAAGCGGAATGGGTGGAGGATTATTATCTACAATTGGTGGCCTATGCGGAGGCACACAATAAACTGTTTGGCACCCGCATACGCACAGGCAGGATGTTCATCTGCACACAGGCCAACGAGTATCAATCCTTTGAAATTGACGACTACGACAAGTGGTCAGATCGTTGGTATCGCAGAGTGGAACAGTATTACAAGAATATACTTTAGGCTATTTTTTTGTAATTTTTTTGTCTTAGTTTTACAAATTGTTCAAAAGTTTCACATTCATACTGCCAGTATTTTTTTAAACCTTTGCCATTCTTTTTGGTTCTTACTACATCTCCTGTGATTGGATCGTGGATGTATTTTATTTTTTTGCTTGACTTGTAATTTTCAATATCAATACCGATCACTTTTATCTTGTTATGGAATATTTCATTAGGTATTCTAAACATATGAGGTTCTTGTGTCATTGTGTTCCAACCAAACACTAGTAAAGGTCCTAATTTTTTTTTAACATTCCGTACCTCATATGAGTGTGTCCATTGTTCCTTACCTGCTATAGTGTTATTTTGTCTACGAGAACTTAAAACAAATTTAGCGTCCTCGTCACTTGGTTTGAAATCACTGCCTTTGCCCCTATACCATTCTAAACTTGGATTCGTGATAGCAATGGCAATTTCTAATAAGTCTTCTACAGGAAATTGATATAATTCTTGTTTGGTCAGAGGTCCTTTTTCCGATAAGATAAATTTTTTGTTATGCCAATATTGTAATATCTTGTCTATAAGCCATAGTCTTGCTTTTGTTATATTTTCTGCGGTGTGTCTAACAACGTCTAAAGGTAATTTCTTCATACCAAATAGTAACATGGATACCATATATGTCAATGCCCATAGTCCATATAAATAAAGTATATGTACTCCATATACAAAACCGTCAATGAAATCACGGGTAAATTCTATGTTGGTAAACAATCATCTAATAGGACTTATTACTTGGGTTCTGGTAAACTATTACAAAGAGCAATAGACAAGCACAGCAAACACAATTTCACGAAAGTCATATTAGAGGATGGATTGACTGCTCAGCAGGCCTCCATCAGAGAACAGTATTGGATCGCCAAAACAGGTGCCATGGGCAATCAGGGTTACAACATGAACTCAGGTGGCACAGGCGGAGATAATAGTAGATATATTGACTATGAGAAAAGAGGAAACCCAAGTGATAATTTCGCTGGTAGACAACGCTGGTGGAAAAATTTAAGCACAGATGAAAAAGCAAAATGGAAAGAGAGCAATAGACTTTCAAAATGTAAAGGCTGGTATGTGAGTAAACTTAACAGCACAAAGGAAAAATTCGTACAAAGCATCGCTCGTTGGTGTGAGGAAAATGATGTTGATAAAAGTATGCCCACAGGTTTAAATGATCCAAAAAGCAGGCTATATCAAAAGCAGACCAAAGGTTGGCGCATAAGGCGTAGTGATATACCTAAATTAAAGCCTTATACTAACAACAGAGGCAATACAAACAAAGACTTCTGTAAAGGCAAAACTTGGCGTTTAAAGGACGGCAAGCGGGTTTGGATTTCTGTATAAATACAGTAAATGTTAACAAAATTTAAAGGAAACTATTAATCGTGCCTGTTGTTCAGATAAGTCGCATTCAAAATAGAAGAGGTATCGCCACAGATCTACCCCAACTTGCCGCGGGTGAGCTAGGATGGGCCATCGACGAACAGAAGTTGTACATCGGTAAC